CAGCTTCCGTAACTTCTTCCTGACCGTCGTCAGCACCAGACTCGTCAGCCTGATCACCGCCGCCCGTCCAGGAATCTACGTCGAAAATGTCGTCGCCCTCTGCCCAGCCTTCCGGCAGGAACGTTTCAAATTCTTCAGAAGCCTCGGGAATCATTTCATTGGTATCGCTCATGGGAATCTCCTTTCATGGTGAGAAAGAATTTTAGTTGTCGCCGGGGTAACCGGCGTGGTGGCTCTTGCAGGAGTCGAACCTGCACGGATTTCTCCATCCGCTTTTGAGACGGTTGCGTATACCTGTTCCGCCAAAGAGCCATATGAAAAGAGGACCACCGTTTTGGTGATCCTCTTTTTTGTTAAGTTGTGCGCTGCGTAGCGCCGACAGCGTTCTGTGCGCGGGCAGGAAGACTATTGAACATAGCCTCCATACGCGCCGGCATGTTGCCGATGGTCTTATTGGCTTCTACCGGGCCGCCTACCGAAGGCGCCCCGCCGGGTTTCGAGGCGTGACCGGGCTTGTCCCTCGGAGGCTCTGCGGTCTCCGTCGGCATCGTCTGGTTCGCCATAGCAGACTGCTGTGCTTCCTGCTCGGCCACCTTGGCCTTCAGGTCATCGATCAGCTCCTGCTTCCTCGGGATCAGGCGATCCGGGATACGCTCCAAATAGGCGATGATGTCCAGCGTACCATCGCGACGCAGGTTGTCCAGCGTCTGAACCATAGCGATCTCAGAGTACCGGGTGGTCGCACCGACCTCTACCGCGACGTTCAGCCACAGCTTCTTGAGCTGACTGAAGTCGAACTCCTCCATGACCCGGCGCTTGACGTGCTGGGTCTTCATCATGCCGGTCATCGGGTCCATGATGGGATTGCCTGCCGGGTCCTTGACGATCTCCTCAAAGTCACGCATACGGGACAGAGGACGCTTACCGTAGTAGGTGCCCATCATATCCAGCAGGATCTCACCGATGCTCTCAACCCACTCAAATAGGATCGCTCTCGGGTTCTCCAGCGGGACCTCAGACGAAGCCTGCAGCACCATCAAAGCGGAGGTATTGTCCAGCCGCATGTTGCCCATCTGCGCGTCGGTAGCGCCCAGGCACTCCTTGGTGTACTCCATGACCTTGTCGATGGCCATCACGATCTGGTTGGACATATCGGCAGGCTGCAGAGTCGTCGCAACGCTCCGCAGATCCTGGCCGGGCTGCATGCCGCTCACACCGATGGCGACGCCGACTTCGTTGTTCCACTGAGAGATCAGATCGGCGTTATAAATGGTCTTCGGGAAACTCTGCAGCTGCAGGTGTCGGAAGACCATAGCCATCATGGAATTGATAAAGATCTGGTTCGGCACGATGCCGGTGACCAGAGCGCGACCGTGGTACTGGTTCTTCTGCCTCTCCCAGTTGCCCCACGCGATGGGGTACCGGGTCAGACCGGTGTCCACGTCCTCGAAGATGTTGCAGGTCCGGGTGGCCTTGGTTACATGGACAGACGTAACCAAGCGCTTGACTTTCTGCCGCTCATAGATCGGAGCGCCGTCCGGTCCGATGACAGGTTTGCCGTCCTTATCCTTCATGGGGACAGGGTTGCCCTTCTCATCCAGAACGTCCTCCATCTCGGGAAGGCCGGTCTCCTCGTCGATGATCTCTTTCTCTTCGGTCACCTTGCTGTACATGTAAACATACAGCGCCTTGCCGGTGTTATCGTCGGAGATAATCAGCTCGGTCTGCCCGCCGACGCCAGCCTGCCAGGTCCAGTCACTATCCGGCTGAATGGTGTTGCGCTCGATATCGTCGGAGCCGGTGCCGCCCTTGCCGATACCGTGCTTCACCTTGTTGAATCGCTCGGCCTCCCACCGCAGGTTGTCCACGGTGTCTCGGCCAATGATCAGGATGTAGGGCTGGGACTCAACGTCGTGGATATTCGGGTTGCCGAACATGACGTTGATGCCGTCCACCAGCTCCATCTCGATCTCGCCGCGGGCGTTGCTGAAGGCGCCGCCATAAGGAAGAGCGTCAGGGTTCCAGTAGAAGTGGGCACAGTAGTCGCCGGTCTGCGCACCATCGAACAAAGCCTCGCGGATCTTGTAATCCATCTTCAGCTTCTCGAACAGGTTGCGGACCTCCGCCGTGGCGTACACCGCGGCATTGGTATCCGGGTCGTCCTGGTTCTCGCTGTCGTAGTAGGTCAGCGGCTCAAAGCTGATCGTGGTCGCCGAAGAGTTAAGCGAAGCCACGAACAGGGACGTGATTCTCTTGATGATGTTAAACACCGGGCGGGCGAGGCGGCTCATCGCCGGGGTCTTCGGGATGTGCAGCCACTGGTTGCCAGCGAAGAACTCGATGTTCGTATTGACGGTATTGTATACATTCGGCACGAGAGCGTTGTTATAAGACCTGCCGATCTCGTAGTACTCCCACGCCTTGGTTCTCTTGTTGTAATTCTCGGGCATTAGTTGCTACCCTCCTTGGGGAAATCGACCACGCCGTAAGCGATGTCAGCGCTGTACCCGGTCAGCTGCCAGAACGCCTCCTGCTCCCGTTCGAGCCGCTCACGTTCCTTCCGGATCTTCTCCTTCTGGTCGTCGTCCAGCTCCACCGGATCGGCGGGGCGCTGATACTTCTGCCCGGCAAGAAAACCAAGCACGAAGATAACGAACGCCACGACGAAGCCTAAAAGGCCAGATAATACTTCGATCATTTATTCTCCTCCAACAGATGCTCGATCACGACGCCGATCTCCTGCGCTTCATCACCTGGAAACGTGATCGATTTAGAGTTCGGCCCAGCCGGGACCAAAGCCGTGTAGCCATGTCCGATGCAGCACAGCGCGTACCAATCAACGGCTCCGTCCTCGTACTTCAGCCAGCAGCCAGCCCCCGCCTCTCTGTTCGGATTCCTCCGACTGAGGTGGAAGACCACCCGATGGTCCGTACTGGCCGAACTCTTCACCTGGACTCGCTTCAGTGAGCCGTGGATATCCACGACCAAATCCGCGCCGGTATCGACCATCGGCCTGTACACCGGGACGCCTCGTTTCATAAACTCAGCCGCGACGATTGCCTCGCCACAGCCGCCCACCATCACTTGCTCCAACTGTGCTTCTCTCCGTAGGGGTCGAACAGAATATCCGGATCATTGAACGCCGCCTCAGCTTTCTGCTGGCGCTGTTCGTACTCCGGCACCGGCGTCTTGTCAATCGTCCCGCTCGCGTAGATCAGACGCTGCAGGGCCTGCGACGCCGCGTCAACCATATCGTCATGCGCTCCATTCGGGAACGCCGAAAACTGATCCACGAACGGCACCACCCACGCCGCCTTCGCCGGGTCGGGCAGGAACACGTGCCCCGACTCGATGGCAGCGGACACCGCGTTCACTCGCGACACCTTGCCGCCGAGTGGGTTCACCGGGATGCAATACATCTCGCGCTGCAGCGTCTGGATGATAGCTGAACCGTTCGCCTTATCTTCGATCAGGACCGCCCTTGCTCTGGGATACAGCCCAGCGACGGACCGGATCGCTTCTACCGTCCCGGGGAAGTCCAGATGCTTGTTGAGACAGTAGCGCAGGTAGTAATCGTTTCTGGACTTCCCCCACACCTGAATAGATACATAGTCGTTCTGATCCCCGGCCTTAAACGCAGCGTCAACAGAGATGATCTCCGTGCCGAACATCCGCGTCTCAGCAGGATCATAGAACCGCCACCAGTCTCGGTGGACCAGGTTGCCAGCCTCTACACGGGGGCTGCACTGATACAAGGCGGCCCATGCTCTCTGGCCACCCTGCGGATCGTTGATGTAGCTCTTCTTAAAGTCGGCCAGCCACTGTGCATCTTTCCCCAGCTCGGGGCACAGCGGCTCACCAATCGCCCGGCCCAGCGGGTCACCCGCCTCAGCCTCAACGGGAAGTCGAAGCAGCTTGGCGTTGACCTCGGTGGCCAGCATACGAGCGGCCAGATCGTCCTCGTGCCATGGGGTCATGATCACGATCACCTTGCCGCCGGCGGCGAGACGGGACTTGATGGACGACTGCCATTCCTCCCATACCCGCGCCCGATAAGTGGGCGAGTCTGCTTCCTGCTGGTTCTTCACCGGGTCGTCGATGATGACCAGGTTCGCAGGGTTACCAGTGATGCCGGCCATGATGCCGCGGCTGATCAGTCGTCCGTGGCCATTGTCCAGCTCGAACTCAGCGGCGCGGTCTATCGCACCAATCGAGATCCCGAACAGATCCTGGCCATGCGCCTTGATCTTCTCCTTGTTCCTCCGGCAGAACCGCTCCGCAAAATCGGAGTCGTAACTCGCCAGGATGACTCGGTTATTCGGGTGTCGGCCCAGGTACCACGACGGGATACTCTCAGTCACCGTGGCACTTTTGCCGTGCTGCGGGGGCGTCTCGATCACCAACAGATCATAGGCGTGACCGGTGTCGGCCTCCAGGAAGTCCTGTACCTGGTTCGCGATGTACTCAGACATCCGCGTCCGTTTCCACGTCGGACCCTGTACATACACCAGATACTCGGAATAGAAACGCCGGGCCAGCTCTCTTCGAGCCAACTCGGCGATTACTTTTTTCTTTTTCTCTTCTGGGGTATATTCGCGCTCATCCATCTGTTATGTAAACCACCTTTTTCTATACACATTTTGGGGCCAGATGGATTCTACACGAGACCCCCGTACCCCCAAAGGGCGATGGGGGTCAGCCCTCTTCGATGAGTTCCTTCAGCTGCGCCTCACTGAGCGAGGCCAGGTCCAGCGTGGCGAAGGGCTTGTCTTCCAGGTTGCCGATCGCGACGTTGTCCACGGGTTTCTGGCCGGACGTATCGCGGAGGAAGCGAGCAGCCTCGGTGTCTCCTGCGCGGGCTCGGATCAGCTGGGCCAGCAGGAGCGCAGCGGCTTCGGTCTGTTCCACGCCGCGCTTCTTCAGTTCTGCTCTCACATCGTCCTCATCGGCGAGCTGCAGGTCCAGGATCTCGCGGGCCAGGTCGCGCATGAGCTTCTTCTTTCTCCGAACCTCGACCGCCTTCTTGGATGCTTCGCTGGCGGCGCGACTAAGCTCTTCACCGGAGAGGCGATTCTGCAAGAGGTTGTCCCGGAGATTCGGGTTGCGGATATAACGAGGATCGCCCATCTATATCAACTCCTTCAGATTTTTTAAGTGGTTGGTAATCTACGAAAATTCAGCCTTAGGGGTACGCGCGCTTCCCCCCGGCCCCCCAAAGGGCGACCACCCCCCATACTATTATAATAACGCGAGGGGAGGGGGCCAGAACCTCGTGTCCAAAAAATTGGACAGGTGCGCCGCTGCGCCGGGGCGAAATAGGTGCGGCCGGCGGGCGGGAGACCGGGACACCATGCCGCCGGGGCAGGGGGTCTATGATCCCTGCAGCCCGCGCCGCTGCTGCGCTGCCGGGCCGGGCCGGTGGTCTGGGTGCAACGCCGGTGCAACAGATCAGGGCAGCAGGTCCGGGTCCCACCTGCGGCACCAGTCCCTCACGGCCAGATCGACAAGCGCTGCTGCCGGGAGGTGCAGGTCCTTCGCCACCTGCTCGATGGCCCGCGCTGCCGGGCCGGTGATGCGGTAGAGGTGGGGGTCCTGTGGGGGACTCGGTCGCTTTTCAGCCGGTTTTTCTGCCTCAGGTGGGGACTTTTTTCGTGCTCTTGTCGTGGTGTCTGCCATCGGTTCCTCCTGTCGATTTCGCTATTGTAATTGTATGTGATCGCTTAGGTGTCATAGACTGCCAACTTTTGACCGGGTTCCGAAAAATTTTTTTGAGCCCGCAAAGCCGCAGCCCATCTGGGTTTGGTGGTGATTTGAGCCCGTTTTCGTGGCTTTATCTGAAAACTTTATGTTGACATTGGCCACAGGGCGTGGTACCTTATGCTTAGGCCACGGTTAGTGGCCGGCCCGAAGGGCTACACTTTTTGAGGAGGTACCCCCATGAAACGCATTAAGGCCATCAACGGCTACACCATCTATCAGGCGACCACGCAGCGCGACGCCGACAACTACAACTGCGAGGTCGGCAACTACAACGTCTACCTGAGCTCCGACATCAAGGACTTTGGCCTGTCCAACAGCTACCCCGAGTACGACAACCTCGACTCCCTGACCGCCGCCCTGAACATCTGCCGCGACAGCAATTTCGCAATCGCTTGCGCTCTGGCCGACGAGCTCAGCGACTCCACCGTACAGGACATGGACCTCTGCCTCGAGATCGAGCGCCGCTTCGATGCGGGCGAATCTGTCGAGTATGTCCGCGACTGCTACGACCCGGAGACCGGCATCCTGCATGCCGAGCCCTCCGAGAATCCGAGCTACTACACGTGGCTCGACTCCGTCCGCGACCAGTACATCGCCGACGGCCATGCCGAGGATGACGA